CGGCTTGCGCGCGCATGGAGTCGGCCGTCTCGTCGATGGGCCTCGCCCTGCCAAGGATGCAGGTCGGCGCGCTGCCGCATTTCAGGCTCGACGGCAGATTCGACGCCGAATCCGGCTCGGTGCCGTCGGTCGCCGTCGACTGGTACGCGAAGGGCGGCGTCTTCAATTCCGCCTCGGTCATCGGCGTAGGCGAGGCGGGTCCGGAGGCCGTCGTGCCGCTGCGCCCCTCCGTGCTCCGCGGAATCGGCGAGGGCATCGACGCCGGCGGCGGAGGCTCCGAGGTCGTGGCGTGGCTCGCGCGCAACCTCCCCGCGATCATCTCGGACTGCACTCCGGTGATGGGCGAGAGGGAATTCGGCCGCAAGGTCAGGAAGGCGGCTGCGTATGCATAGGCTCTCCTACGTATCCGGCACGGGCGGCGTCGAGGCGTGCCTCGACTGCCGCTCGGCGCTCGCCGGCACCGCCGCGGGGATACGCGGCCGGGAATGGGATTACTCGATCGGCTACATGTCGCTGTCGGGAGCGACGCGCGCCGCGCGCGAATGCTCGCTCTCCGTGTCGTTCATGAGGCTGGCTTCCGCGGACGAGCTGCGCAGGCTCGCCGACAGGGACATGTCCGAGGGGACTCCCGGCAGGCTCGAAGTCGACGGCTGGTCGCAGCGCGCCTACGTCACGAAGGCGGAGCCGTCGTCTATCTCGCGCAGCCACGTGACTATGTCCCTCACGGTCGTGCTGCTCGACGGGGTGTGGCGCAAGGGCCACACGGAGCAATACGTGCCGCGACACGCCGCCGCCAACGCGGGCGATTCTCTCGACCTCCCGTACGACCTCCCGTGCGACCTGGCCGCGCCGTCTGCGCGCCAGTACATCGAAACCGGGGAATGGGGCGCCGCGCCGCTCAAGGCGGTCGTGTACGGGCCGTGCATCAATCCAGCGTTCAGAGTCGCGGGGAACCTGTACGAGGTCGACGCGACCGTCCAAGATGGCGGCCGCATCGAGATAGACCCGCTCGCGAGCCCGCGGCGCGTGACGATCGTCAACGCGGACGGCTCGACCGCCGACGCCTTCCCGCAGGCGCGGCGAGGCGTCGGCCTCGACGGCGGCGAGTACATCTTCCAGCCGTTGCCTCCCGGCAGGCATGAAATCGAATGGGACGGGTCGTTCGGGATCGACCTGACCTGGTACGAGGAGGAAGGCGAGCCGCCATGGTCATAGTCGTGAACGATTCCGCGCTCGGCGACGTGCGCGAGCTGTCGGATTTCGAGCTCGACCTCGCCTTCGGAATCGACGAGAACGCGTTTTCCCTCGAATGCGACGCGGCATACGCGCCGACCGAGGGGCAATTCGTGTTCATCGACGGCACGGAATACGGCGGGGTCATCGACCAGGCGAGCTACGAGGCCGGCAGGGAAGCGACCGGCTCGATTCTGTGCAAAGGCCGCACCTGGCACGGAATCCTGGCGGGCAAGCGGCTCTTGCCCGATTCGGGCAGCGGCTACCTCTCCGTGAGCGGCAAAGCTGGCGATGCGCTCGCGTCGCTCATCGAGAGCATGGGGCTTTCTGGCCTTTTCTCAGCCGCCGCAGACGTTACGGCGATTAAGTACACCTTCGACCGATTCACGGACGGCTACAGCGGCCTGAAGGCCATGGCGAAGGCCAACGGGCGCAAGGTCGCCATGCGCCGCAAGGGCGGCAAGGTGGAAATCTCGCTGCCGCCCGCGGTGGACTACGCGAACAAGGTCGATTCCGACCTGCTCGACTTCACGCTCACCTCTGTTCACCGCTGCGTCAACCATTTGGTCTGCGCTGGCACGGGCGAGCTGGAAGACCGCGCGGTAGTCCACTTCTACGCCGATTCGGCTGGCAACGTGTCGCACACCCAGAGCCTTTTCGGCGTGGACGAGATAGCGGCCCTGTACGACTACAGCAACGCCGACGAGGCGCAGCTGGAGGAAGAGGGCCGCAAGAAGCTCAAGGAGTACCAGACGCAAGGAAGCGTCGAGGTGGAGGCGCACGACGACATCGACGTGGACGTGGGCGACGTGATTTCCGCCCGCGACAACGCGCACGGGCGCACGGTCACGGCAACGGTCGCGAAGAAGATAGTGAAGGTCTCGCGCGGCGTGGCCACGTACAGCTACGAGGTCGGCAGCGAGACCACGACGAAGACGAGCAGCAGCGGAACCGCCGAGAGCTCGAACGGTGGCCACGAGTACTTCGCGGGGTCTGGCCTGACGCTCAGCAATTACACCTTCAGCGCCGACGTGGACAAGGCGGCATTGAAGGCGGTCGAGACGAAGGCCGACAAGGCGGCGAAGGCGGCGGGCGACCTCGCGAAAGACAGCGTGGGGGAGGTGGCCGCCGCCTACCCCGTAACCGCCGCGAGGGACGGCCGCCGCGTGACGGTGGGCGTGGCGTGCTGCACGCAGGCCGACGCGAACAGTTGGTTCTCATAGAAAGGAACGCAGAATGGCAAACGGAAACCTTCCAACCGACACGCCGTACGACGCGGCGACCGCGACGTCGACCGGGCGCGTGCTCAGCGAGGACGCCGGGCGCGAGATGGCCGTGCAGACTCGGAGCAACTTCGCGGCGGGCATCGGCATAAGCGGCCTGCAGATCCAGCTCAAGAACGGGCAGTCGTCCCCGGCCATCATCGGCACGGCGACCATCCCGACGGCGAGCCAGAGCGCGGCGGGCGCGATGACCTCGGCGGACAAGGCGAAGCTCGACGGCGTGGCCGCGGGCGCCAACAACTACGTCCTGCCCTCCGCGGGCAAGGGGACGCTCGGCGGCGTGAAGACGACCAGCGACGTGACGAGCGCGTCCGGGTACACCCCGTCGCCCATCATCGACGGCGTGCCCTACTACAAGGACACGAACACCACCTACGCGGACGCGACCCAGAGCGCGCGCGGCCTCATGACGGCGGCGGACAAGAAGAAGCTCGACGGCGCGGACAACTACTCGCACCCGACGACCCCGGGCAACAAGCACATCCCGGCGGGCGGGGCCGCTGGCCAAATCCTCGCGTGGGCGAGCGACGGCACGGCCCAGTGGCAGGCGGAGAAGGACACCACCTACGGCGACTTCAAGGGCGCCAGCGCGTCGGCGGCGGGGTCGCGCGGCCTGGTGCCCGCTCCTGCGATGGGCGCGGCGACGCGCTACCTGCGCAGCGACGGCACGTGGCAGGTGCCGCCGTACCCCATCATCGACTCGGCCATCTCGTCGACCAGCGCCAACCCCGTCCAGAACAAGGCGGTAAGCGCGGAGCTCGGCAAGAAGGCGCCGCTGGCCTCGCCGAACCTCACCGGCTCCCCCCGACCGCCCCGACGCCGGCGGCGGGCAGCAACAACACGCAGCTCGCGACCACGGCGTTCGTGCAGAACGCGGTCAATGCCGCCGTCACCAACGCCGCCGCCTACCAGGGCGCGGCAAACAGCTACACCGAGATAGTGAAGACGGCCTACAAGCCCGGCTGGTACTGGTTCGTGCGCACCGCCGGCGAGTACGCCGGGCAGCAGTGCGAGAGCGGCGACATGATCATCGCCAACAAGGCGAAGGGCGACTCCGTCTCTGACAGCGACTTCGACGTCATCCAGAGCAACGTCGACTACGTGACCGCCAACGACGTCAAGGTCTGGTTCGCCTGATGGGCGGCTCGCGCGGACTGATGGGGCCCGAGGCGTTCGCCCAGCTGCGCGCCATGGTCGACAAGCTGCTCGACAAGAAGGTCGACGACACGGCGGAGGGCGTGAGCGCGGCGCTGAACAGGCTCACGACGGGTTCCGACACGCCGTCCGACGCGGACTACTACATATGCCAGTACGCCCGCGGGGGGACGTCCAGGACCACGTACCACCGCCGCCCCGTGAGCGCGCTGTGGAGCTACATCAAGGGCAAGGCGGATGCGGTTTATGCGGCCAAGTCGCACGTCCATTCCGCGTTCGACGTGCAGTTCTCCCCGCGCCGCGCGAGCACCGGCAGCGTGATGCCCGTGCACGCCGCCTTCATGGGGGCGGGGCGCTGCCTGAGCGCGTTCCTGCCGCCCTCCGGAATCAAGCTCGAGTACTCGAACGACGGCGGGGACACGTGGCTCGACTACGGCACGGGAGACGCGCACAAGCGCAAGCTCGCGTCGATGCCGAACCCGAGAAACTGCTACAGGCTCGGCGGGCCCAACGCCTCGGGGGCGCTCGGCGACATGCTGCGCGTCACCTACGAGCCGTCCGACGGGCGGTACGGGCTCGTGCAGAGCGCGCTCGTGTGGGTGTCGACCAACGGCGGGAGCGACCTGCTGTGCGGCGTCGAGACGTCGACGATGGGCGCGAAGGGGACATGGGTCGAGCGCGTCGCGCCCGTCGAGATGGGCGGATGGTCTGGGCCGAACGTCGTCGACCTGCCTTGGCTCACATTCGGAGGCTTTGAGGGCCAGACGGGCAACACGTACGGATGGCGCTTCACGTTCGCCAAGAAGGCGGACGTTCCCGGGAAGACCCCGGAGGTGCTCACCATCGACCTCTACGGCACAAGCGTGTGGAACGCCGTGAACGAGATGATGCGGACGGGGCACCTTTACACATGGGACGACGAGGGCAAAGGACACTTCATCGGGTCGGCGGACAGCGCGACGGAGGCCGCTTCGGCCGCGAAGCTCAAGACGGCCCGCAGGATTACCTTCGAGGGCGCGGCGAGCGGAAGCGCGCTGTTCGACGGCAGCGGGGACGTGACGGTCACGCTATCGTCGTCGGCGCAGGCGCCGAGCTTCCTGGCGGCGCACCCGCCTGGCAGCATCTACCGCGAGACCACGGGCCGCTCGCCCGCCGCCGAGTGGGGCGGCGCGTGGCGGCTCGTCGACTCGCTCGACGGCTTCGCGTGGCTGCGCACGGACTCGGGCCGGTCGGACAACTTCACCGCGGCGCAGTTCCTGGCGGCGCACCCGGTCGGCTGCATCTTCGAGTGGAACAAGGCAATCAATCCAGGGGCCGTCTACGGCGGAACCTGGGTCGACAGGCCCTCAGTGGGCGCATTTCTATACGAAAGGACGGAATAACATGGCATTCGAGGCTGTGGACGCGTGCTTCGGCACGCCGCACATCTCCAGCGACGACCTGGCGGCGCTCAACACGGCGGCCATCGGCAAGGCGGACTGCGTGCTCCATTACGGCGACGACTTCAAGGCGGTGATGTCAAGCGCCAACGAGTGCCTGATCGGCACGGGCGTCGGCATGGTCGGCGGACGCCGCTTCTGGAACCAGGCCGCGACATCGCTCACCATCCAGTCGGGCACGCAGGGCCAGAAGCGCAACGACCTGATCGTGGCGCGATACCAGAAAACCAGCGCGGGCATCGAGAGCATCGAGCCCGTCGTCATCAAGGGCACGCCCACCACGGGCACGGCGGCAGACCCCGCGACCACGACAAACGACTTGAAGCTGTGGCGCGTGCCGCTCGACGGCATCAACGCGGGGACGCCCGTGGCGCTCTTCGAGACGATGCCGACGATGGCGGAGCTGGGAGGCTCGCACAAGTCGGTAATCAAGTCGGCGCGAGTCGGCAACGGCGGCATGCTGACCTTGGAGTGCGCCGAAGACGGCTCGTGGATTTCCCTGCGCGGCACGGCCTTCTGGTCGAAGCATTCCGACGCTTGGGCGAGCATGGTGCAGATTCCAGGCTACACGAACGGCTCCGCCTGGTACATCGACACGGGATTGACCGTGCCGAAGGCCCCGGGCAAGGCCAAGCGCTTCGACGGAGTTGGCTGGCAATGCACGGCTGACGCGGTGCAGCCGATGTACATCAACAACCTGTGCATCGTCGTCGCGGCCAGCGGAAAGGTGTATCTCGGCGAATGGGACAAGAGCCAAGGGGCGACGCAATTCATCGCCGTCCCGAACGGAGGCCGCATGTCGATGGGCATCGGCTACTAGGACTAAGCCGACAGGCAATCGAGAGACCCCAGACGGGCAACGGCTCAACGCCGACCCGCCTGGGGTTTTCTTTTTGCGCGGCGAAAACTGGCCGCGGGACAGGTGGCGCACACTTGTCACGTAGGCTAGAGAAAGGGCAACCAATGGAGGCAATCTACACATTGACCGAGCAGCAGGTTTGGGCGATCGCGGGAGCGGCGTTCATGATGCTGTTCGATTTGGTCAGCGGCTTCGCGGCCGCAGTCATCAACAAGGAGGTCTCGTCTTCCAAGATGCGTGAGGGGCTGGCCCATAAGATGGTGCTCCTGCTGTTCATCGCGCTGTCGTTAGCGGTCGAGGTGCTGTCGCTGCACGTGGCCGACTTCGGCTTCGGCGGCGTGACGGTGTACGCGGTGTGCGTGTTCATCATCGTAATGGAAGTCGCGAGCATCTTAGAGAACCTTTGCCGCGCATACCCGGAGCTTCGCGATACAAAGCTGATGCGAATCTTCGAGAACGAGAAGACCCAGGAGAAGGGGGAGTAATGGACGAGGAAGAGCTCAACGGCATGGGCAAGGGAGACTATAGCGACGGCCCTATCGAGGGGGTGGGCCGATGAGCGTCACCTGGTACGGGACGCCGAATTTCAGCTACGGCAACAACGGCCGCCTCTACATCTTCGTGCACATCTGCGAGGGCTGGTGGGACGGCTCGATCTCGACGCTGCAGAACCCCGCCCGCCAGGCCTCGGCGCACTACGTAATCAGCGGAAGCGACGTGGCCCAGCTCGTGAGCGAGAACGATTCTGCCTGGCATTGCGGCAATTACTGGTACAACCGCCGCAGCCTCAGCATCGAGCTTTGCGGCACCACGGCGAACCCGCCGAGCACCGAGACGCTGGACACCTGCGCGAAGCTGCTCGCGGACATGTCGAAGCGCCACCTCGGCGGCGCGAAGCTCGTGCACGGCGAGAACATCATCTACCACCGCGAGGTATACGCGACCTCGTGCCCGTCCACGGCAAACGTCGACTACGCGGTCGCGCAGGCGAACAAGATTCTCGGCTACGGCGGCGAGGACTATCCGTCTGGCTGGCAGCAGGACGGCGAGTGCCGCTACTGGTACGCCAACGGCGACGGCACATGGCCGACGGGCTGGGCGAAGATAGGCGACGCCTGGTACTTCTTCGACGAAAGCGGGTACATGCGCGCGGGCTGGCTTTCCGACGGAGGCAAGTGGTACTTCCTCAACGACCAGCACGACGGAACCTTCGGCGCCATGGTGACGGGCTGGCGAGAGATCTCGGGCAAGTGGTACTACTTCACGCCCTCGGGCGCGATGGCCACGGGCTGGCAGCTCGTCAATGGGGCCTACTACTACATGGGCGAGGACGGCGAGATGGTAAAGGGCTGGCAGCTGGTCGACGGCAAGTGGTACTGGCTGAAGGAGGATGGCAGCATGAGCAACGACGAGGTGCTGCGAATCGACGGCACGTTCTACGGCTTCGACGAGACGGGAAAGATGCTTGGGCACTCGCTCGTCGCGTAGCTACGACACGCTGTGACAGAGCTGTGACAACGGGGCGCCTTCGGGCGCCCCTTTTTTGCGTTTATTCCAGTGGGGTGTGGCGCGCCTGAGACCGCCCAGAAAACGCGTCGCGCATATCCCAGGCATATCCCAAGTCGTTGTTTTTTAGCCGATTTTGCAGAGCTTACAAAACTTGCAGAACGGCATAATGCCTGGTAAACAGCCTTATAGAACTTACAAGCCCCTAAGCTTTGTCTACGCGAATATTAAAACATACCCATCTGACCTGGGGTTTCGCGTTTTCATATCCCAATTTATCCCAAGTGGCCTCGTTTTTCGGCATACGCGGCTGCGAAGTCCTCGGCGAGCTGCTCGGTCGACGGGCGCAGATAATGGTTCCCCGTCACGCCCGGCAGCTTGTGCCCCATGAGCAGTTCGAGCGTGGCGTATCCGACGCCCCATTCGAACTGCGCGAAGGTTCGCCAGCTGTTGCGCAGGTTCGCGAACGGTATCCCGCCGAGCCTTATCCACATCCTCCTCACTGCGATTTTGCCCATCGGCTTCGCGCCCATCATGCCCAGCCACTCGAAGCCGTCGGCTGCGCGCTGGTCGCGCACGCGGAAGAGCGCGTCGCAATACGGCTCTGGCACGATGGCCTCGCGCACGCTCTGCCCGTTCTTCGTGCGCCAGGCTATTTCCCCATTCAGGTTTCCAACCTGCTTGTCGATTGACGCGGCGGCGAAGCGCACGCCGCCCGCCTGAATCTCGCGCACGTCCTCCACGCGCACGCCAAGGCTCTCGCCCGTGCGGCAGCCGCCGAAAGCCGCCAGGATGTACGCCGCCTCGTACGGCATCCCCTCGATTCGCGCGAGCATCGCCTCGGCCTGCTCAAGCGTGTACACGTCTTTCGAGCGGCGCGGCGTTTTCCGCGGCATCTCGTATTCGCGCCTGAACGGGTTTGACGGGATTTGTTCCAGGTTCACCGCGAAGTCGAGCGTGCGGCGCATCACTATCATCGAGTTGAACGCGTTGCCGTAGGCCAAGCCGTCGAGCCATTCCTGCACGTCGAGCGGCTTCACTTGGTCGATGGGCACGCCGCCCCATCGCGGCGCGCAATAGTTCTTCCAGACACGCTGGTAGTTTTTCGGCGTGCCGCTCTCGCTGCCGTCGTACTTGCGTTCGAGCCACGGCAGGTAGCGGGATTCGTAGAGCTGGCCCACGGTAGGCATCGCGCGCTCGTCGCACCTGGTCGCTTGGATTTTGGCGAGCTCGTTGCAGGCTTCGCGGTAGGTGCCGTATACGGTCCTGCTCCTGCGCTTGCGCCCGCTCGGCGTGTTCTCGACCCAGCGGAGCACGTACTTCTTGCCGCGCGCGGCTTCCGTGACGGAGCCCCACGCGCGCCGCCTCGCTTTTCGTGGCATAATATAACCGCCTTCCGTTATTCGGTTGGTACATTGCGAGCCTCGCGCCAGGGACTGCACTCCCGTATGGCGCGGGGCTTATTTTGCTTGTCTAGCTTTTCAGCTTCTTTACTGCCTTTTCGAAATCGTTCTCGTACGTCGCATCCTGCAATTTCCGGTATTCATCGAATCGCTCGTGCGCGATTTTGTCGGCCGTCTTCTTGTTGCGGTCGCCAAGCCCTTTCAGCACTTCGCGTCCATTGAATGTCAGGAACCCGTCGAGCAGCGCGACGCATTCCTCCATGCTCGTGAGCTGTTGGCGCTCGGCGCGCATCTCCGCGGTGTCGAGGAACATCGTGACGAGACGGTTGAGGTCGCTAATCTCCTTCTCGGTTAGATAGTTCTTCGCTACGGTCACGTCGCTGGAATGGATCGGGCCGTCGGGCGAGCCTTTCCATGACGTCAACCCCATGTGGGGAAGCGCCGGGTCTGACCTCCGCTGCACGATGCCAGCAGCCGTGTCGCCGGTTACTGCATAATGGAGCTTGTTCTGAACCGTCGCATAGAACCTCCGCGCTATGTCGCTGTTGCGGTCGTAGTCGAACGTGCATTCCTGGAAGATGTCCGTAATCTTCTGGTATACCCTTCGCTCGCTCGCGCGGATGTCGCGGATGCGCACGAGCAGCTCGTCGAAGTAGTCCTTGCCGAACGGCGCGCCGTTCTTCAGCATGTCGTCATTAAGCACGAAGCCCTTGACGATGTACTCTTTCAGCGTTGCGGTCGCCCACTGGCGAAACTTCGTTGCTCGCTTCGAGCTGACCCGATAGCCCACCGCGATGATGGCGTCGAGGTTGTAGAAGCCCACGCGGTAGTTCTTCCCATCGGAGGCAGTTGTCAAAATTTCTTTGACAACTGCCTCCTTGGCCAATTCTCCTTCTTTGAATATGTTGCCCATGTGGTAGCTGATTGTCTGCTTCGTCGTGTCAAACAGCTCCGCTATCTCCTTTTGGGGCATCCAAAGCGTTTCGTCCATGTACCTGACTTGCACGGGCACGTTTGCGCCGTCAGACTGGTAGAGGATTATCTCCGCCTTTTGCTCGTCTCCCATCTTTCCTCCTAAAACACGAAAACCGCCTTTCGGCGGTATCGCGGATTGCGACGGACGTACCGTATCGCAACCTCATCACGCCGATAATTCTAGTGTGACAGACGCCTGTCCGTCAATTTCCTTGCGAGGCGAATCCTATATAATGGCCGACAGCGAAGCGAGTTCGCGACTGCGGCTCGGCTGGGTTCCCGAATGGGAGCAGCGGGCGCCGCCCGCGAGAATCCCTTGTCGGCCGCCGCTTCGCAAACCACGGAGCGGGGCGCGAACGGAGAGATGCCTAAGCTACCCGCTCCCTTTGTGATCGCGTGCCCCTTTCTTCCGCGGTGTATAATCGCTCGCATATCTGCAAAACAGAATGCGAGGCTATCTTGGAAATCTATCCTTTTCTCGATGACAACCCGGTTTACCTCGGCGAAGAGCTCCGTTCAATCGAGCGCGGCGACACCGTTCGCGTGGTGGAAATCGGTCGCAGACTCGAAGCGTGCAGCAACGGCCAGGTCCCGACTGCTAGGCTCGAAACAGTGAAGCAGAACGGCCTGCCGCCGTTCGAAGCACGAATCACGAAGTGCGAATACGGCTACGTCCTGCGCGATTACACGGCAATCAAGGAATAGGCAAGGCCGAGCGAATCGCCTGGGCTATGCAGGGGAGCACGGCCGGCGCCGCCTCGATTGCCTTGTCGAATACGAAGTCGGTCGCGGCTTTGGCGGCCTTCGCCAGCCTTGACGGCTCCTTTTCGGCTTCGAGCTCTTTCAGGAGCTTCGAAATCTCGGCCTTCATTTCGCTCGAAAGCGTTTCTTCCGGAACGTCCCAAACCATCGATATTGTTTGCGAAACGCTGAAATCGACGCTCGCGGCCGCCTCGGAGTGCGCGAGTGCGAGGACTTTTGCCGCGGCTGCGCCCGATACGGCCATCTCGTGCTCGTATTGCTCCCTGCATGATTCGAGAGCCTTTCTCAAGGTGCGAACGTCGGCGTATCCTATTCCGGCCATTATGGCCTGCTCCTTCATCACGTACCCCGTCTTTTCCTCAAGCACCCTTGAGCACATGATGCAGGTATCCGCGAACAGCTGGATCAAGTAGTCGGAATCGCAAGTGTTCGGGTTTTTCAAATAAGCGTCGCATCTGCCTATGAGGTCGTCAAGCATCTTCATCTTCGGCCCTCCTTCCTTCTTTCCCCCTTATTCCAATTCGCCCGAGGCTTGGAACCAGACGACGGAACCGACGAACTCCACCGTGTGGTCGTCTCCCGCGATCACGATGTTCTCGGGAACGCCCATGTCTTCCCTCCTAGAACTCCCAATCGAACGGCAGCACGTAGTAGACGACGCGGCCTATCACCGTGATGGTCTGCGTCTCCGGCTCGTTGTAGTTGTACGTCTTCGCTTCGTAGGTAGGGTCGGTTGAATCGGGCACCAGTTGGAAGCCGTTGTTCAGCTTGCGCACGCGCTTGATGGTAGCGTCGTAGCCGTTCACGCACACGGCGTACGGCGCCCCGTCGATTTCGACGGCGTCGCACGGGTCGACGAGCGCGTAGCTGCGATTGGGCAGCACCCTGTTCATCGACTCCCCCTCGACCTTCAAGAGGAAGGCATTCGGATGCTTCTGGTGCACTGCCGCCGGTATGGGCTGAGTGTCCTCGATCGGCATCATCTCTATGGGCGTGCCGGCTGCTATTGAGCCGTAGAGAGGCACGTCGACCGTGTTTGTGTTTGGTTCTGCCGCGGCGTCCATCCCAAGTAGATACGTGACGGTTACGCCGAGCGCCTTGCTGATTTTTAGAAGGACACTGGACTTTACGTCATTGTCCCCGCTTTCGTATCTGGCGATTTGCTGTTGCGTTGATCCGATTTCCTTTCCAAGTCTTGCCTGCGACCAGCCTTTGGCGGTGCGCGCTTCCGCGATTCTGTAGTTGAACATCTCGCCTCCTCACTCGCTTTATGTGTATTCTCCCACACAAAAATATTGTTTACAAACACAGAAATGTGTGCTATCATAGGGCGCAAAGCAACACGGAAATGATGTTAGGAGGGATAATGCGGAAAAAAATGAGACTTGCCCGTATCGCAAAAGGCTATAGCGCACGTGAAGCTGCGGCCAGCATCGGAGTCCATGAGAATGCTGTGCTTCGCTGGGAGAGCGGCGAGGCGGAGCCTCTTGGGTCGAACCTTCTCAAGATGGCTCGCTTATACGGAGTTGACCCCGATGTGCTACTTGAAGAATCGAACTAAGACTGTCGTGAGCATGAGTGGAACGACAAGACATTGCCGCCGCCGGTGGGCGCCCATCCCGAGGCGCTTCCACATGACCCTCCGGCGCTGCATGGCCGGGTGCAGACGGCCACGGGGCGGGCGCCGACCGGCGGCGGCATCGGAACGGAAGGAGGACGGAGATGGAAGGGCAAGCGAAGGCGTACTACACAATCCCGCAGCTTGCCGAATTCTGCGGCGTGCCGAAGTCGGCGCTCTACGCGGCGGCGCGGAGGGGAGACCTCAAGACGGCGATGCCGAAGGGATGCGAGCGGCTGAAGCTCGTGAAGATGGAATGGTTCGAGGAATGGATCGGAGTTGGCGAATGATGGCTCAAAAAGAAAACGCGGCCGAGGATTGGAGCCCGATGGCCGCGGCCTTTGGAAGAAAAACGCCGCCCGGCAGCTAACCGGGCGGCGGCAGTGCTGGCCCCGCAGGATTGCGCCTGCGGGCATCGCGGGCAGAGGGCGGTTACCGACCCGCCATTTCCCGCGAAGGGCTTTTTGCCATGCTGCGCACGGCGCTAGCCCGCATCGCCTTGCCTCGCCGGGGCGCGATTAGCACCTCCAGATTGCCTGTGCCGTGCGGCTTTCGGCCTATGACGCTTGCTGGGCGCCCGACGCTGGAGTTCCGTCTCCCCGTGGCGATGCGACGCCGCCCGGGGTTCGGTACCCCCGGCTTTGTCCATCCGGCTTATGCGGAGCCACCCGCAAGGCCCAGACGGCTCACATGGGCCTCGTGCTCAAAACGTTGGCCAAAGGGACCACCTCCAGCGAATCAGAGTGTGTTTTGGGCGCGTTCGATGTTAGTGCATGGTACTTCCCGTTTGTAAACGGAATGGAAACGGAAAGGTGTCGGATGTCGTTGAAAAAGCGAAGGGCCTACGCGCTGATGACGCAGGAGCAACTGGCCGAGGCGGCGGGCATATCGTCTCGCACCGTTAAGAAGATGGAAGCCAAGGGAGTGGGCACTTCGCCTGCGCGGCAGGTTGCGAAGGTTGCCCGGTGCCTCGGGTGCACCGTGGAGGATTTGATTGGAGAAGAAGATGGCGAAAAAAAATAACGCGCCCGGAGATTGGAACCCGATGGGCGCGGCTCAAAAAAGCACTGACGATTCTACCACGTTCGCCGACGATGCGCGATTCGCCGCGCGAGCGCTCGACGCGGGCGAGCTGCTCGAGGGGGCATCGACGCCCCGCCGGCTTTTGGGCTCGCTCGGAATAGCCATGGTGGGCGTCGGCTGGGTGCTCCTGCTGGGCATCGTCCTTTAGAGGTCCGGCATGGGATTTTACCTGCAAGACGACATGTGGGAAGGCGCGTCGGTGCTCCCGCGCAAGCAGCGCGACGAGGTAGTCGGCGCCCTCGCGCAGCTCTATTTCGACGGCACGGAAGCGCCGCTCAAGGGGGCCGCGCTGGCCGTCTTCCTCACATGCAAGGAGCGCGTCCTTATCGCGAAATCGCGCTCCGAGGCGTCGTCGCGGCCGAAGCCGCGAACGAATCGAAAGCGAACCAAAGCGGAATCAAAAGCGAATCAAAACGATATCAAACGCGAATCAAAATCGAGCCTTCCTATTAAAGAGGGAGAAAGAGATAGAGAAGAAGACACTGACGTGTCTTCTATCCCCCCAAACCCCCCGGAGGGGGACTCGCGTGAATTCCACGCCCTCGGCTTCGTCGACCCCGACGACCTGCCGAGCGACGAGCCGGGCGAGTTCGAGCGGTTCGCCGCCGAGTGCATCGACGCCTTCAACGCCGTCACCGGCAAGGACTACCGCTCCTCGGGCGGAAAGGACTGGCTCGACCTTCGCCGCATCTACGACTCGGGCCGCACCGTCGCCGACGTGCGCAAGGTCGTCGCGGCGAAGCAGGAGCAATGGGCGGATTCCGACATGGCGAAGTTCATACGGCCGTCGACGCTGTTCGGCGCGAAGTTCGAGGAGTACCTCAACGAGGGCGAGGGGGTGGCATCCGATGAATCGGATTGGGACTTCGATTGACGATATCACCGAGCGCATCGCGGCAATCCGCGCCTCGATAACGCCCGAGCGCCAGGCCGAAATCGACGCCGAGATCGCGGCCGAGCGCGCCCTTGAGGCGAGGCGCAAGGTGGTCGCGGTCGGAATGCCCAGCATCTTCGAGCGCACGCCGTTCGGCAAGGCGCCGAGCCGCGCGCGCCGCTGGGCCGAGAACGCCTGGGACGGCTCGCCGCGCAACCTCGTCGTGATGGGCGATTCGGGCGCGGGCAAGACCGAGGTCGCATGCGCCATCCTCGCCGAATCGGCGACGCGCGTCCCTTGCCGCTTCGCCACCTTCGGCGACGTGCTGCGCAGCGTGCGCGACACCTACGGCGCGGAGGGCAGCGAGTCGCGGGCGCTGGCGCAATGGACCGGATGCCGAATCCTGTGCCTGGACGACATCGGCAAGGAGAAGCCGACCGCCGACGCGCTCGAGAAGCTCTTCGCGCTGCTCGACGCGCGCTACCGCTCGGGCAAGCCGACGCTTTTCACGACGCAGTACCAATCCCCGAAGGAATTGGGGCATCGGCTCATGGAGAGCGGCGGAGACAAGCCGACGGCGCAGGCGATCGTGCGCCGCGTGTTCGGCGGCGGGGAGTACCAGGCGGAAGTAGTGCGATGTTAGGAGCGAATGTTGAGGATTTGGGTAGTGAGCACGGGCAGCGGCCCCGTCGCGGCGTACGACAGCTTTTCGGCGGCGCGCAAGTACGCCGCGTCGCTGAAGGCGGCGGGAATCTCGATGGTGACGGTGAAGTCCGTGAGCCTCCACACGCTCGGGGCGGTTTGATGGCGACCGCCAGGCGGAACAAGCGCACCGGCGCTTGGGAGGTCCGCTGCTACGCGGGCATCGACCGGGCCACCGGCAAGAAGCGCAACCTGTCGCGAACCCTGCCGCCCGACGCCTCGAGGGATGAGGTCGCGGCGGCCAAGGCCGACCTCGACCGGATCGCGGCGTTCTGCCGCAGCGGCGGGGTTTCGTGGACGGTCGGCGGGCTGCTGCGCTACGACCTCGAAAGGCTTCCCGCTTTGGGACTGAGCCCGACGACGGTCGACGGCTACGCGAGCTACCTGCGTTGCTACATCGAGCCGTACGTCGGGTCGATGCCGGTGGCGGACGCGCGTCCGTACGTCTTCAGCTCGCTTCTGCGGCGCATCGCGACGCGGGGCGGCAAGGACGGCAACCCGGTCTCGCCCGCGACCGCCCGCAAGGTGCTCGCGTGGCTCTCGGGGGCGTTCGGTCGCTTGGCCTCAGAGGGCGTGATAGCGCAAAGCCCCGTGGCGGGCGTGAAGCCGCCGAAGCAGGCGCCGCCCGAGTCGATGGCGCTTTCCGCGGACGAGGTGCGCAGGCTTTCCGCCTGGCTCGAAGCCAACGCGGGAGACCCCTGCGCCGACGCGATATCGCTGTGCCTGGACACCGGCCTCCGCCGAAGCGAGCTGGCTGGCCTGCGCGTGGGCGACTACAACCGCGCATTCGGCCAGGTCAAGGTGGCCCGCGTGCTCGTCGAGACCCGCGGCGGCGTGGTCGAGAAGGAGCCGAAGAGCGGCACGTCCAAGCGCTGGGTGCCCGTGCCCGGGACGGCCGGGGAGCGGCTTTCGCGGCACATCGAATCGCAGCGGGAGCGCCTGGCGGGGAGCGGGGTCGCGCAATGCGATTCCACGCCGATGTTCGCGACGGACGGCGGCGCGGCCGTGCGGCCGAGCGACCTGACGGCCGCATTCAGGGCCGCCGCTGACGCCGCGGGGCTGCCCAAGCGGCACCACCTGCACTCGCTGCGCCACACCTACGCGACCTACCTCCTGTCGACCGGCACGAGCTTCAAGGAGGCCCAGGAGCTTTTGGGCCATGCCAGCGCGACGACAACCCTCAACGTTTACGGGCACGTGGTGCCCGGAAGGAAATCGGAGGCCGCCGATGCCTATATTCGGTGGCGAGAAGGGAAATGACCATGAAGAAGAAGGAAATGGCTCAGCTGTTCGACATCCTGGGCGGCGGCGACCTCGAATTGTGGAGAGAGCTGGACAGCTCGGTGATGGACGAAGTGAGCGTTCGCGAGATACGGATCGCGGCCGCCGCCATATCGGTCGCCTTCGCGTACTGCTCCGACATCGCGGCAGAGCGCGGCCTCGTGCTCGTGGGCGACGACGGGAAAGTGGACCGGAATATGACGCTCAGCCTGCTCGTGCGCGAAGCGTTCGGAATGCTCGCGAAGGACTCGGAATGATGGAACGACGGGGGAACGACGGGCATGCCGCGGGCCGCTCCGCGGAATGCCGAGAATGCCGACGCGAGCAGGGCGGATGCCGCGAGGCGGCCTGCCCGTGCGGGCATGGAAAGGTAATGCATGGAAATGAGTGCGGGAAACGCCGCGGGGAACGTCGCGGGAGGTGCGCGATATGAGCGGGCTGCTCTGCCTGGCGGTCGCCATCCTCGGCTTCGCCGGCGTGGTCGTGACGGTGTGCGTCATAGACCTCTTCGTGAGGGTGTCGCGCCTCGAAGACCGCGAGATGTACCCGCGCCTGTCGCCGTCGGTCTACGACCTCGACGAGGGAAAGCATGGAAGGAAGAGGAATGGGCATTTCTGAGAAGGTGAGCGAATCGCTCCTGGCGCAGCTCGACAGGCTCGAAGCGGTCGACGCGTCGAACGCCGACGCGCTGAGGATGGAGGTATCGCGAGCCAAGGCGGTGCAGGGAATCGCGGCGCAGCTCATAGCCAACGGCAACATGACGCTCGAAGCGTGCCGCCTGAAGCTTGAGTACGGCGAAGTGAAGGTGCCGAAGGGGCTTCTGGGATGACGCGCGGGGTTTGGGGCGAGCGCGAAGAGCGGTGGCTTCGCGAGAGGTACGCCTACGAGCACGCGCCGCAGCTCGTCGCCGAGTTCGAGCGGGAGTTCGGCAAGAAGGTGAGCAAGAGGGCGCTCTACACCCGCGCGAACAAGCTCGGGCTGCTGAAGATGGCGCGCGACTTGCCGCCCAAGGCCGTGCGGCGAATCACTTGGTGCCGCGAGCCCGAGATGCAGGAGTGGATGGAGCGCAACGACCGCGGCCAATGCGAGACCGAGCTTTCGCGCGAATTCGCCGAGGCGTTCGGCTTCCCCCTGTCGCATCCGCAGATCTCGCTCTGGCGCTCGACGAACGGGAGGACCACGAAGCGGAGCCGCGGCGGGAGGAAGCGCCGCCCGGTCGGCTCCGAGCGCTACGACGAGCGCAAGGGCCACGTCCTGGTCAAGGTCGCGGAAAACCCGACGACCCCGCAGACGAAGGACAATTGGCGGTTCAAGCACCACGTCGAGTACGAGAAGCATTTCGGCCCCATCCCCGAGGGGTGCGACGTGGTGATGGCGAACCGCGACAAGCGGGACTTCCGCCCCGAGAACCTCGTCGCGGTGCCGCATCGGCTCATGTCGCGAATCAACTCGCCCGACAGCCCGCCGTGGGACGACGCCGAATCGCTCCGCGCGTGCGTCGCGTGGTGCGAGCTCGACGCGCGCGTCCATTCGGCGGAGATGGCCACGCCGCGCGAATGCGGCGTGTGCGGCAAGACGTTCACGCCGCCGCCGAGCGCGATGCAGTCCGCGCACCTGCGGAACATGAAGACGTGCCCCGAGTGCCTCGCGGCGGGGAAGAAGAGCCGCGGCGAATCGAAGCGGGCCGAGCGCCGGACCTGCGAGGTGTGCGGCGAGCCGTACATGGCGCTTCGGAGGTCGCAGCGCCGTTGCCCGAGGTGCATCGAGGAGCTTCGGGGATGCACCGTCGAGTACCACAAGAGATGGCGCGAGCGGCATGGGATTGATTGAGGAGGAAGCGAATGATGGAAATCGAAACCGTATGCGCGGCTGACATGCTGCCCGTACGCGCCCACGAGGCGGATGCGGGAGCAGACCTCAAGGCGGCGCGCGACGTGGCAATCAGGCGGGGCGATACGGCCAAGGTGTCGACGGGTGTGCGCGTGAGCATCCCCGGGGGCTGCTTCGGCCTGCTGGCCGCGCGAAGCTCGCTTTGCGGGCGCGGCCTGATGATGCTCAACGGCGTCGGCATCATCGACAGCGGCTACACGGGAGAGGTGCAGGTGCCGCTCGCGAACGTCGGCAGTCGAACGCAGCACGTCGCGGCTGGCGAGCGCGTCGCCCAGCTGGTAATAGTACCGTGCGAGCTGCCGACATTCCGACGGGTGGACAAATTGGAAGACACGGAGCGCGGCGAGGGCGGCTTCGGAAGCACGGGGGTGGAGTGATGAAAGACTTGAAAAGCGGAATCGAGCACCTCAAGCAGGCGAAGGCGCACATGAGCAAGGCGAACGGCATCATGAGCAATTGCATCTCGAAGCTCAAGTTTCTCGAAGAGGAGAACGCCGAGCTGAGGGCCAAGCTCGCAGATTGGGAGGGCAACGCCGAGGGCTTCGAGCCCGACGCGTACATGAAGCTGCCGCTGGATGCGGACGGAATCGCAATCAGGCCCGGGGACAAGATTTATGCAAGTCATCGTCGACGAGCTGGCCGACATGCAAACGAAAGAGCCAGCGCCATTCGCTGACTATCCGTCGGCGTGGTCTGGAAAGGTCGATGCGGACTTCACTGTTCTCGAAAAGATGCTTCTCCCGCCGATGGCGGTCGATATTCATAAATGCGAGCGCTCGGCAATCGTGCCGGTCAAGATTGCCGCGCTTATCGAGCTTGAAGAGGCGGCGTGGGATGCTGGCAGGTGGGGAGACGACGCTGATTACGAGGTAGAGCTCGAGCATACTTTCGCCATCTTCGATTCGGATGCCGTCGACAAGGACGGCAATCCGATCGCAATGCTGCACTGCCATCGCTGCGGCAAAGGCGGTTGGGCCGACGTCGATTCCGTCACCAGGTATTGCCCCGATTGCGGCAGGGTGGTCGCGAATTGCAGAGAATGGCAAGAGGTGGGCGAGTGACGCATTTCAGCAGCTATAAAGTCACCTCCTCGCATCGCGGAAGGTACGACGAGAAGGAGCCGTATTCGCCGCCGCCCGTCGTGACGAGCTATTTCGACCCGGCGACAGGAGAGCCGCGAGGCACGCGCGCCGAACAGCCGCCTAAGCCGAAGAAAAAGCAGATGAAATCCCTTCAGCAGCAACGCCGCGAGGCGAGCGACAGGAACAAGAAGCCCGTGCTGCTCGACGGGGAATTGCAGGAAAGCGTGACCGAGGCGGCGCGGCTCATTGGCACAACCTGCTCGTCGCTCTCGCGCATCCTGCGCATCGGCGGCAGGGAATACAGAGGACATGCGGTCGCTTACGCCGTAAAGGAGGAAACAAAATGTCAATAAACAAGGTAATAGTCGCGGGGAACCTGACGCGCGCCCCGGAGCTTCGCGAAACCGGGGACGGGCTCCAGATACTTTCTTTCGGCGTGGCCGTCAACGACCGCCGCAAGAACCAGCAGACCCAGCAGTGGGAAGACCGCCCGAACTTCGTGGACTGCGTCATGTTCGGCAACCGCGCGGCCAGCGTCGCCCGCTTCTTGTCCAAGGGCGCGAAGGTCGCCATCGAGGGCAAGCTGCGCTGGTCCCAATGGCAGGCGAAGGACGGAACCAGCCGAAGCAAGCTGACTGTCGCCGTCGACGAAATCGAGTTCTTACAGCGTAAAGAAGACGGCCAGCGCGGCATGAGCGGCGAGACCGCCGCGGCGTATCGGGCGATGGGCGTAGCGCCGAATCAAGTCGCTCCCGCCGCGCCGCTCTACGATGACGACATTCCATTCTGATTCATGGAGGAACTTTGACGAGATGCCCGCCTTTTGAGCGGGCATTTTCGCGTTTGGCGTGCATGTCGGTGTTACGCAGTATAGAATATGTAACACCACATGAGAGAGGAATCGCATGGCAGAAGAATTCGACGCGCTGAAGCGCTCGCGCGCACGCGCGTACCTGGAAAGCGTCCGCGCCGAGCGCGTCAAGGTCGACGCGCTGCGCGACGAGCTCGCGTTCGAGCGCGAATCGATGGAGCCCAAGGGCATCAGGTTCGACAAGCTCGGCGGCTGCTCGTCGGCGTACGCGGACGCGATTCCCGACGGAGTGTCGCGCATTGAGGCGATGGCGGAGAGATATTCGCTGCGCGAGCGCGGATACATCGAGGCCTCGTCGCGGGCGCGCGAAGCCATATCCGCCGCGCGGTCGGCGAAAGGCGCGTCCGTGCTCATGCGCCGCTACCTTCTCGACGAACCGTGGTGCGAGGTCGCCGCCGACGTCGGATGCAGCAGCCGCACCGCGATGAGGCTCCACGACGAAGCCCTCCTCGACGTGTACGAATCGATGCCGCACGAGTGGCGCATTCCCCGCCATCCCGCCGTGTGATTCTATTCTTGTCGCATTTTGGCGGCTTTTGTCACATTTTGGCAGCTTTTGTCACAACATGTCACATCGCCGATATGGATACTTATTGAATGCGAAAGCCGTCTGGAACCAGGCGGCTTTTCTATTTCCGCCGCGGCGTTCTCGATTCCTCTTCTCGCGCCGCGGCGATTCATGAATCGTCTCGACCACGACGGGGGCGCTATGACTCTTCTTCAGCTAGGCCAAATCGCAGCCAAGTACGAGACGGAGATGGCGCACGCCATGCTCTTCGCCGTCGCCGTGGCGAAATGCTACGGAGGTGGCAAATGGATAAAGGATATTGCCTGATGTGCGGCAACCTGCGCGACGTCTACGGCGGCGTGTGCAGACAGTGCCAGGAGGACGCCCGCGTGACGCGCAACGCCGCGAGGCTTGAGCAAGACGCCCGGGCGCGCGCCAAGGAGCGGAAGAGCTCCCGCTGATGGCGACGAAGTCGCGCTACGCGAACGGCCACGCGCGGCGCAAGGTCCGCGCCTGGCTCAAGGCGCAGGGCAGGCCGTGCTGGCTTTGCGGCCAGCCGATAGACTACTCGCTCCCGGCCGGCCATCCGATGAGCTTCGAGGTCGACGAGATAAGGCCGGCGTCGCGGGGCGGCTCGGTAATCGACCCCGCGAACGTCGCGCCCGCGCATCGCATATGCAACG